TGATTGGTATAAAGTATAATGGGGGGTTTTGTTTTAAATGCCTGAAGTCGTTATTCCCTACAAGCCAAGGAAACTTCAAAAATTTTTGCACAACCAAATCCCTAAGCACCGATTTAATGTTATTATTGCACATAGGAGGTCTGGCAAAACGGTATTGTGCATCAATCATCTGATTAGAGCCGCCCTGACCAATCCTCAACCGAATCCCAGGTACGCCTTTATCGCACCGACTTTCAAACAAGGCAAAAGTACGGCATGGGACTATATTAAAAATTATTGCAGAAATATTCCTTATATAAAATTTAATGAATCAGAACTCCGATGCGATTTTCCTAATGGCTCAAGAGTTACCATACTGGGTGCCGAAAATGACCAGGCCTTAAGGGGGATCTTTCTGGATGGCTGCGTCTTCGATGAAACCCAGAACATTAGCCCAGTTCTTTTCCCAGAAATTATCCGACCAGCTTTAGCTGATAGAAAAGGTTGGTGCATTTTTATCGGTACACCCAAAGGCCAGAATTATTTTTATAAACTTCACAAACAGGCTTTGGAGGAAGAAGATTGGTGGACAGCCACTTACAAAGCCTCCGAAACTAAAGTGCTTGATGATAAGGAACTGTCAGCCGCAAAAAGGGTAATGTCGAAAGACTTGTACGAACAGGAGTTTCAGTGTTCGTTTCAGGCTGCCATTACTGGTTCCTACTATGGAAAAATCATTGAGGAGCTTGAAAAATCTAATCGGATTACAGAAGTTCCCTACGATGACAATTTAAAAACTGAAACCTGGTGGGATTTGGGTCTTAAAGATTCTACCGCCATTTGGTTCATTCAGCGTTTGCAAAGCCAACTAAGGGTCATAGACTATTATGAAAATTCTGGTGAAGGTCTGGATTTTTATGCTGACGTTCTGGATTCTAAACCTTATAAATATGATAGACATATTGCTCCGCATGATATAAAAGTAAGAGAACTGGGAGCATATGGTAAATCAAGGTTGGAAACGGCTTTGGAATTGGGTATATCATTTGATATAGCTCCAAAACTTTCAATCGAAGATGGAATTGAAATGGTGCGAAAAACTCTACCCCAATGCTATTTCGACAAAAACAAAACTTATCAGGGAACTGAAGCGTTGAAGGCTTACCAAAAAAAATGGGATGAAAGAAATCAGTGCTTCAAGAATAGGCCAACGCACAATTTTGCTTCCCATCCGTCTGATGCTTTCAGAACAGGGTGTACTTTTTTCGGAGGAAAAGTTAGCAACTGGAAAAAGAGAATCAAAGTGAATACAAGCTACATAGTTTAATCATGGCAAAAAAAATTCTAAAACTAGAAGACCCAACCTTACGAAGTATTCTTCAAGGACAAATCACTAATGCGATTGGGTATCTAGGCGGCCTCCTTTCCGATCAAAGGGAAAAATCTTTAAAATATTATCAGGGCGATCCTTTAGGAAATGAAATGGATGGAAGAAGCCAAGTCGTTAGTACCGATGTCGCTGACACCGTTGAAAGTTTATTACCGAATATATTAAGGGTTTTCACTTCATCTGACAAAGTAGTGCGGTGCGAACCAGTCAAAGCTGAAGATGCACCTTTAGCCGATCAAGCAACGGCTTATCTTAATCATATTTTTTATAAAGAGAATGATGGCTTTACTCTTTTGTATAATTTTTTCAAAGATGCCCTTATAGAAAAAAACGGAATCCTAAAAATATTCTATGATGAAACTAAGGAAGTTGAACATGAAACTTATAAAAATCTAACCGATGATGAATATAAAGTTTTAATGGACAACCCTGATGTGGAAGTTTTAGAAGAAACGGAAAAGGAAGACAAACAAGCCGATAAAGCCATAGAACAATTTGAAGATCAACTGGAAGCTCAAGGCATGGACATAGATATTCCTTTGCCTAAACTCCATGATTGCAGAATTAAAAGAACTTCCTCAAAGGGAAGAATTAAAGTGGAGTCGATTCCGCCAGAAGAATTTTTAATTGATAAGGAAGCGGTTAAATTGGAGGATGCCATGTATGTAGCTCATAGGGTTGAGGTCAGTAGAACCGAATTAGTTGAAATGGGTTATGACAAAGAGGATGTTTATAATTTACCTACTTCCGATGCAACCATTATGAATATGGAAAAATTAGCAAGATTTAGAAATATTGAAGATTATCCTTACGACACCTCCAACGATCCTTCCACACAAAAGATTCAAATTTATGAAAATTATATTCGTTACGATTATGATGGTGATGGCATTGCCGAATTAAGAAAAGTAGTTTCGGTTGGATCGTCAGGTTATTATATTTTAGAAAATATGCCATGCGATCAAATTCCTTTTGTTTCCGTTACACCGATTCCAATGCCGCACAGATTTTATGGAAGGTCTGTGGCTGAACTGGTTGAGGATATTCAATTAATGAAATCCACAGTGATGAGACAACTGTTGGATAATATGTATCTAACGAATAACAACAGGGTTGCGATCATGGATGGCATGGTGAACATGGATGATATTCTTACCACAAGACCTGGAGGAATTATTAGAACCAAGCAACCACCGAACCAGGTCATGCAACAGATACAGGCTCAACCGATTTCACAACAGGCTTTTCCTTTATTGGAATATTTGGATCAAGTTAAGGAAGTTAGAACTGGAGTCACTAAATATAATCAAGGATTAGATTCAGAAAGTTTGAATAAAACGGCAACTGGAGTTAACGCTATTCTTAATCAAACACAAATGCGGTCTGAATTGATTGTTAGAATTTTTGCCGAAACAGGCGTTAAGGATTTATTTAGAAAGATGTTTGCTCTTTCGGTTAAATATCAGGATAAAGAAAAAATCATTCAGTTAAATGGAGAATATATTCCTGTTTTACCGACAGAATGGAAAGACCGTTTTAATATTTCAATTTCCGTAGGATTAGGCACAGGCACAAAAGAACAACAAGTGGTGATGCTGAATAATATTTTACAAAAACAACTTCAGGCTTTTGAACTTCAAGGAAAAAGGGACTATCCAATGGTAACGATGAAAAATATGTATAACACCTTATCCAAGATGGTCGAAAATGCTGGATTGCAAACAGTGGAAAGTTATTTTGTTGATCCTATTAAAGGACAACAAATGGTAACACCTCCCCCACCTCCACCAATTTCTCCAATTGAGAAAATTGAAATGGCTAGAATTGACTCAGAAAACAAGAGAAAACTTGCTGATTTGGATTTACGAAGCAAAGAAGCTGAATTGGATCATCAAGCTGACCTATTAGACTTTGAAGCAAAAATTAAAGATATGTCTTTAAAATATAATACACAATTAGATACGACAAAAATTAAAGCCGATGCAGAATTGGACAGGGTAATTATTGCCAAAGGTTCAAAAAACCTTGAACAAGCAGAAAAAAGTGCTAGTATGTTCACCAAACGCTTTGAAAATATAAATGGACAACAGAGACCAGGACAAGAGGCTCAAGGAATTGAGCAGATCATCTCAAGCCAGACAGATATTAGAGAATAAACTTTTTCAAGAATCGTTTGAGGATCTTAAAAAAATTTATTCAGAAGCTCTACTGGACAGAACTACGGTCAGAGAATCTGAGGCCAGAGAAAAATACTGGTTAGCCTATCAAGTTTTAAAAAAGGTAGAGCATCATTTTAAAGAAATTCTGGAAACTGGAAAGTTAGCAGAAAAACAGATTGCCGACTTCCAGAAATCTAAAGAAAAGAAATTCTAATCATCAAGGTTAGAATAAGCCAACCCACAAGGGAGCTTAAATAAAGGAGGACATTTTATGTCTGACGTAAATCCATTATTGTCCGATAGGACAGTACAGGGTGCTGCTAATGCGGTTGAGTCATTGTTGGATCATGGAAAAATTAATAAACCGACAACCACACAAACTCAAAAGCCAGAAGCAGACAAGGTTGTTCAAGAGAAAAAAACAGAGGAAGCCAAACCTGTAAAGGAAGCTGCCGAAACAAAAACTGAAGAACAACCACAATCTGAAACTCAATCTGAGGAAGAAACTCAGAAAGTTGAAGATCAAGTAAAAGCATCAGAAGCGGAAAACGCTGAAGAAACTCAAGTAACCGATCTACACCAGGTAACAGTGAATGGTGAAAAGATTGATGTTAACCTTGATGAACTAAAAGCAGGTTATCAAAAAGATGCCGACTATAGACGTAAGACAGAAGAATTGGCTATTGAAAAAAGACAATTAACTTCTGACAAAGACCGTCTAACAAAAGACTATTCAACTAAACTTGAAAATTTGAATAATCTGACAGCGACTTTAAACGCTGAAGCAAGTAGCGAACTTGATTCAAAAGAATTGGACAAGCTATTTGATGAAGACCCAACTGAAGCTGCAAAGATTGAGAGAAAAATAAGGCGAAGAAAAGAAACAATCGCACAAGCTAAAAGAAAGCTAAACACTCATCAACAAGAGCAGTTTCAAAATGTTTTAAGGGAAGAACAAATGAAGGTGAGATTAAAACATCCTGATTTTGCTGATCCTGTTAAGGGAGCTACCTTACAAACAAATTTGAGAAACTACATGGTGGAAAGAGGTTTTAACGACAAAGAAATCGCTGGAATCTATGATAGTCGAATATTTGATGTGGTTTTAGATGGTATGAACCATCGAACCAATTTGAATAAGCCGAAACCAAATTTGGCTAAGAAAATTGTGAAACCTACTCAAGTGGTCAGACCAGGCGTTAAAGTTGATAAAGATGAAAAAATGAGCCAAGTAAGGTTGGATAAAATTAACCGTCTGAAGAAAAGCGGTAATCCTAGAGATGCCGTTGATCTTTTGGCAAAATATATATAACAACCAACAAGGAGAAAACAAATGGCTGTATTATTATCTTATGATACAAAAGGCATAAGAGAGGACTTGGCAGATATTATTTATAATATCTCACCAACAGATACTCCCTTCATGTCAGGTGTTGGTAAAAACAAAGCTACTAACACCCAGCACAAATGGCAGACAGATACTCTGACTGCTGTGGCTGCTAACGCCAAAGCCGAAGGAGCTACGATTTCATATCCTACGCTTACTTCATCAACTGTGGTATCTAACTATACGCAAATTTCTTCAAAGGCTTGTCAAGTGTCTGGAACTGATGACGCTGTGAATTTAGCTGGAAGAAATGCGGAGTTGGCATATCAGGTGGCAAAGTCTGCAAAAGAACTAAAAAGAGACATGGAAAATGCTCTTTTAGCTAATGTGGCTGCTGCTGCTGGAACTTCAGGTTCACCAACAAGATATTTAGGAGGATTACCAACTTGGTATTCAACTAATGTCTCTGCTGGAACTGGAGGTTCTGGATCTGGTGGGGGAACTATTAGAACGGATGGAACTCAAAGGGCATTCACAGAAACTTTACTGCGATCAACTTTGAAGACTACCTGGGATAGCGGTGGAAACCCTAATGTGATCATGCTTAATGGCTTTAACAAACAAAAACTATCTTTCTTCACAGGAGGAGCAACTAGATTCGATAGAGCAGAAGACAAAAGACTTATGACTTCTATTGATGTCTATGAATCCGATTTTGGAACAATGCAAGTTATTCCGAATCGTTGGATTAGAAAAGCTAATTCAACTTCTGCTAAAAGAGGACAAGATGTTCACTTACTGGAAATGGATTTCTGGGCAGTGTCGTTTTTGAGAGATTTCAAACTATTAGATCCTGCAAGAACTGCTGACGCAGATCAAAGGTTTTTAGTAGCTGAATATACTCTTGAGTCGAAAAATGAGCTATCAAGTGGTTTGGTTACAGACCTAACTACTTCATAATAGTAACGGTGTAAGGGGAGTAATCTAAAAATCTGCTCCCCTTGCATTTATATTAACATTGAAGCCCTGAGATTGGATTAAGGGCGGAACGATGGAGATAAATAATGAGAACATTAAACGATTATTTTGTAACCTCAAAAATTACTACTATTAGTACAGCAGGATCAACTTTTGTTCCTATTCCTGATGGTGGAAGGGTTATTAAAATTATTACTTCAATTAAAA